TCCTTTAGATGGTAAACTTACTGTTTCAGTAGGGAGTTTAAATTCTGACATAATCTTTATTTAATAATAACTTTTTATTCTATAATAAATATCAATATAAAAAAGAGCTTGACAAAAGCCAAGCTCCTTTTTGGAGGAAATATAAGGGTGGGTAATCTTAAAAGTTTAATACACAATAATCTGGTTGTACTGTCATGGAAATTGATTGTGCTGCTGATTCGTTATCGTAGCTGTACTCGCCAAAATTAGCACTAGTAATCAAAGCACCTTTGATAATCCATTCTGATACAATATCACCTACAGGACCTAATACATTAAAAGTTAGGTCTTTTTTATAAAAATCAGAATAACCGTTTCTACCAGTTACTGATTCATGGTGTAGACGAACCCACTCCATTACTGCTTGTGCTCCTGAAGGGGTGATTGGGTCATGTAAAGTAAAATCAATAGTTCCCCATGTTGTTTTTCCTTTTACATATCTTTTAAGGTTGATGTGGTTTAATTCTACAGTTTCCTGTGAAACTGAGATACCACTAACACCTTTAACGATATAAGAAGGGAAACCATCCATATACATCACAAACCTATTTTGTTGTTTAGGTTCAAATGCTGTGAAGAACATTTCGTTAGTATCTAATATTGCCATTTTGTGTATTTATTTTATTATAAATATTTTTTTCTTATATTTTTATACAGGAAATGTAGCTCCAGTTGGTAATACGTTGAAATCTAAAATAATAAACTCAGCTGTACGTGTTGGTTGGAGATAAATTTGACCAATTAGTTCATTTCTATCTACTACATCTGCTGTATTATTAGTATCATCCATTACTACTTTGAAAGAATACAATCCTTGACGTTGTTGTACCGATTCTAGATATGGGTTAACTTGTGTTAAGAAACTATTTCTTGTAGCAATAGTATTTTGTTCAAATACTAATGTGTCTGCAATTTGAGAAATATAACTCTTAAGTGAAATTAACAATCTACGAACATTAATACGATCTAAAGAACTTGATTTTTTCTGTAGTGTCTTTTGTCCAAATACTACAACTCCAGCTTGTGGGAATGTAGCTAATGGGTTAATATTAGCTTCGTATAATGTATCTCTAGTACCTGTTGGTAATTTTCTTTCTACTTGAACTACGCTATCTAAGCCACCTCTAGTTAAGCCAGCGGGTGCGAACCAAGAATCACTTGACGCGTCAGTAAACGCATATACTCCAGGAATTAACGCGGAAGCAGGTGACCAAATTAACTTACCTGTTCCTGGGTCAATTACTTGAGCCCATGGCCAATAAGTAGCAGCATAACTTGAATTGTATAAAGTACCTTTTTCAGTTACTGTTGCTGTTTGAGCTCCATAACGTACTAAATCTATTACAGCTAAACAATCAGTTCTAGCAATTGCTAAGTTAACTAAACGAGTAACTTGTAAAGTAGAATCTTGAGCTGTTAGACCAGGAGCAGTAATTACATTAAAGCGATATTCATCTTTATTTCCTAATAATGCAATAGCGGTGTTGTAATCTGATGCTTGTATTCCTTGTACATTATCGTTTGAGATAATATTTTCATTAAATGCAGCTCCACCACCATAGAATAATTTACCTTGACCACCATAGAATGAACCAGATTGAACAACTGGTAAAGAAGCAGTATATTCAGATTTTACAGCTCCTGCGTTGCCAAAATAGTCGGGTGTTGGATAATTTACTTGTTTTACTCTTACGTAACGTGATTTATTACTATAAGTACCACTACTTTGAATGTAAGATTCTGATCCATCTGTTTGGATATTTTTAGTAGAGTTACCAATTACAGATTCAATATAATTAGATGAATTTGGGTCTAAACTTAAATTTTGGTAAGTTTCTAAAATTACTTTTTCTCTACCATTATCGTCACCTCTACGGATCAATAAACTAAATGTTCCACTTTCAGTATTAACTGTTGGAATTTCCCAACGAATGTTATCACTAGATCCTGAAGCCAAAGCACCGTTTGGTAGGATTTCAGCGAAACTTTCAATATATGAAGCTGAAACATAACCATCTAATACGTAAGTATTAGGTAAGTTATTCATCATTTCTCCCTCAGATAATGTTTCTAATACAAAAGGACCATCTTTTGAATCAGGCTCTACATTACATAATACTGGACTGTTTACAGCGGGTTCAAATGATCCTGATGTAACTCTAGTGACTAGTAAACTTTCTCCTCCATTTTGGAAGTAGTTATTTACTGATACTGAGGTTAGATAACTATATGTTTGGCTCCCACTTTGAAGGGTAGAACCAAATCGACTGGTAAAATCACTATATGAAGTAACTACAGTTGGGATTTCAACAGGGCCTTTTACGGTAGGTCCAATAATAGCTGCTCCGACTGTTACGGGTTGAGAAGTGATAAATGATTGATCATTTTCTCTTGCTAATACGCCTGGTGATATTAATGTTTCTGCCATTTTGGGATGATGTATTTAGTATTGTATTTTGTTATAAATACTAAAGAGCTTTTCGAAAAATTAAGAAGTGGGTGATATTTCCCCATTTTCTAAATTGATGTTTCCATCTCCATATTTCTCGGTTAGAACTTTAGCAAATTCTATTCTTTTTTGCTCAAATGCTTGTTTAGCCTCGATTAAATTGTCTTTTTGCGTTTCTAAACCAGCGATTTGATATTCAATTTGACCAAAACTAAAAACTATATTATTTTCTTGATCTTGAAACCCTTTAAGAGTATCTAACTCTTCTTTTGTTAAAACTTTTTTATCCATTTTTAAATTAATTTATAGTAATAAATATATAATTATGTATTTAAATCATTAAGGTTTGTAACTACTTCAGTGCCAATTGATATTTTAGCTTTAGAATTAAATCTTCTAGTAGCATTTAAGTCTTTTTGAAGTGTCTCAGGTATGATATGACCTCTTAATCTTAAATCAAAGCTACCTTTAACAAGTCTTTCTTGACCTACAGTTAATTCGGTTGAGGTATTGATTGTATCAATAAATGCTCTAAATTTAAAACGTTCGGGATCACCCCAATATGAATCAGAAGCATATTCTACTGCTTCAATAATTTTATTAAGTTGCTCCATATAGTAAGTTTGAATATTACAGCTATATTCTAATGTTACAAAATCCGGTACTACTACTGCTTGAGATTGTATTACTGGTTTTCTATTGTTTAATACATTAAAATTAGAATACCCATTTGCACTATTATATCCTTGTTTTAAATTGGCATATAAATGTGGAGAGTTTGAATCAACCTTAGCTGTTACACTTCTATCTTTAGTTATAGAATTACGAGATAAATAAATAATAGGTAACATAATTTTACCCCCTTTATCTCTATAATACCCATCCTTTTGATATGATTTCCATCTTTCAGGTGAAGCATATATTACTGGGACTTGTGTTCGTTGGTTATTTTGGTATACAAATGGTTTAATTACGTTATTAAAATAATAAAACACTGCTTCATCTAAATCTTGAATACCAATTGAAAAGGATTTTGATTTATCTCCTTTAGATGAGATTTTAGTAGACCTATTAAAGTCTATATTTGTTGCTTTTTGATTAGCATTTGCCGCCTCATTAGGGTTTGTCAAATTTGCTAATTCATAAGGTTCTTGTTTACCTCTAGAAATTTCTTCTTGTGATTCAGGTCTTGGTTTAAAATTTCTTTTAGATGTAGGGGCATTAGGGACAGCAGGATATCTTCCATTAGCATTATTAAATGCTCTTTCGTATGCTTGTGATCTAGTTAAAGGTTTATCTGCCATAATTAGAATCTTTCTTTGTACGGACTAAGATTATACTTATCCGAAGGAACGTAATGAGTTGAACAAACAATAGAATGGTTAGCTCCAAACTTTTCTAACCCTGGATTTAATGGATTAGTGTTGTTTGGGTAGTCTGGGTTTTTACCTACAAAATATTGATTACTTACAATCCCATCTACTTCATAGTATCCCTCTTGGTATAAGATAATATCTCCTACCTCAGCTACGTAATTAGCATCTACTAAATCAACTCTTAAAAATGCAAAGGTAATAGGTTGGTTAAACCCAATACCTTCTCCACTTTCAGGAAATTCTTGATCTCCTCTATTAATTAAACAATTAAAGATAAAAGGACCATCAAAATATTTGTTTCCAGCGGCTTCACCATAGATATTTGTTCTAGTTTCTTCAAGCTTATATTTGTAGAAAGATGCTTGTTGGGTAATAATATTACCCATCAACTCTCTATTTAATCCTCTTATTAAGCTCACATCTCTGGAGCTGCCAAACATTGCCATATTAACCGATGTATATAGTATAAGGAACAGCTTTCAACTCGACATTTGCAGCCTCAGCCTCAGCCGCTCTTCTTTCTAGTAAAGCCTTTCGTGAGGTATCATCAAAATATCCTCTTAATCTTTCTATTAATGTTGTTTTTTCCGCTGTAGCAGCTGTTAATAAATCACTTTGGTTTAATTGTACGTCTGCATTTGGAATTGGAATACTAGCATATTTACCCCTTACATATCCTAACATTTCTTTAGCTAATGCTAAAGTGTATTCAAATATCCATTGTCTACCAACTGAATTAACTTTAGAATATGTTGGGTTTGTATAAGGAGTATTTGATACGTTAGAAACTTTATTTGGAATATTACTAATACTACTTCCTATTCTTTCATCTCTTTTAATATATTCAAAATGTAAGTTAGCACTGCCTGTTGTTGGGATTGGGAATAATCTAACATTATTATCTTTGATTTCAAAACTGTAATTTGATCTACGAATTTGTTGGTTTAATTCAATAGCTTGAATTGTTTGTAAATCATAGTTTAGAGGCATCATTAAATAATTAATAGCAGGACTCATACCACCGAATCCAAAACTATCAAATAATGATTGATATCCAAATCCTGTACCAGAATATGGATCAAAATATTTTACAATAGCAGGAGTTGATTGATAAAATACTCTTTTAATTTCAATACTTCCTGTTATTCCTTCATTTTTAGCCCATTGTTTTAAATCATAATCTTGTACTGAGCCAGTGAGTGGGATTGAACCCTTATAATATGGGACATTTCCTCCTGTACCTGCTTCTGCTCCATATTGTTCTGTTAGTTTAACAATAGGTTCAAAGCTTGGAGTAATTATAGCATCATTAATAGTTTCATCGGTTGATGCTCCCTCTAAAGATAATTGATTATCCCTAATTTTATAAGCATATAATTCATTACCATAGGTAGTAATTGCTTCCTCAAATGCAGCGTAAAATGAAATATCTTGTAATTCTACTTCTACTAAAGGATAACCTAATCGACGGGCACAAAAGTTAGAAACTTTATCAGCATCAACTTGAAATTCAGCATCAGTATCATAAAACCCAAAAGGTGTTGATCCTGTTGTAAATGAGCTTGAACCAGGCCAGATAGGGATATTTGCCATAATTTTTGTTATAAATATTAAAAAACCTTATTTAAGTAATAGTAAGTAATTATGGGGCAGAATTTTTATATGGATGTCCAGAGGGTAGATTGCCTTGTAATCCCCATTTCCAAGCTAAATATCCTTCTGCTTGTCGACTATATCTCCAAACATCTTGAAAAGCACTAGGATCACCATTAAATAATAATAGTTCCCCAAAACGTCCTGCTAGTTTTTTATTACCACCCCGGTTAGCCATTATACATAATTTTTGACTAGTTGATAAGCTACTAAGGTAAGTCATCATTTGGGTAGAGGAATAGTTAAAACCATCACCATTTAAAAAATGTCTTATACGTCTCCATCCCATCTCGTTGGAAAATGTCACAGTGTATATAATCCAATTATTCTCTCTATTTACAGTACTAATGGGTCCTAATACCCCACTACTCCCTACTCCATTTCCTAAATCTACTTCTCCCCAAAATTGGGTTGAAGCATTAGAAGAAACAGCATAACCTCGAGTAGAATTTAAACTCCATAAAGAATCTTTAGAAGCATCAACAGTCATAGGTCTAAATACTCCTACACCAAAGTGGTAACCACCACTATCAACTAAAGAGTCTGTGTAACTATTTTGAAAAGCAGTACTACCCCCAAAATATAAACAATCTAAACCATTTTGCTGAACTCCTGTTACTGGGCTACTATTACCTATTACACCTAAATCATCACCATAATTACCTTGTGAGCTAATTCCAGTTACTGTTGATCCGTTTTTTATATAACTGGTAGTATCACTAGCATCATACCAACCTGCTAAGTTAGGAATACTAGTAGGAGAAAAAGCTGGAGGTACTGGGGTAGATGCTTCCCCCCAATATGCGGTTGGTGTAAACAAACTCATATTAAGAGAAGTCTTTTAAACCAGTTATATACCAATCAATACCATCAAAAGTCATCGCAGAAAGTATATCTACTGTACTCAAAGTAGTAGATGGTACAAATGGAGTTCCAGATTCAAATTTAAAGTTACTACTCCAATTAATAGTACTTGTATTATACTGATTTGTTATAAGTTTTATATTAATGGTTTGTCCTGGATAACCTCCTGTAATTTGGAAGTCTTGACTATACGCATTTAAGTTAGTAGTAAAGAAGTTACCCTCATTTGCGTTTATAATAACCCTCCACCCCTGAATAGAGTAACTAGGATTTGCTGTAACTACTTCTGAATTTAGACTTCCTGATATTGTAAGTCTTCCCTCTACATCAACATTACTAGTGAAATCTGTACTATTACCACTTTGTACTGATACTCCTAAAGATTCTAACTGAGCTGAGGAGGAAATAATTCCTGCTCCTGATGAATTAATATCATCATATTGGATAGTACTATTTCTCCAAACACCTGCATCATATTCTAAGTATTGTCTTGTAGCAGGAGCATTGATATTAACATCTGTAATTTCTCCTAAATTACTAATAGTTGAAGTTGCACCTCCTGATCCACCAACTGTATTTCTAAATAAACCAGCATTAATAAGGTTGGCTTGAGAACTATCACTTAAATCAGTTGCATCGGCTTGTACTACTAAATAACCAATAAAAGTTAATGATTTTGAAGTAGTAAGTGATTCAGTAAATTGTTCTGTAGCTAATTTATTTATGGCAGTAGCTAAACTATCATAAGTTTCTTGACCATAATATACATAGAATCTTTCACTAGTAGGTCCTACAAATACTCTTTGTACTGTAGTTGTTGAACCACTTATGTTAA